CAGGTTTATTTAGGAGGTGGCTCTTTCCTCCAGCCCCTGCACATTTCAGTACCGGCACTTGCATAGTATTTGTAGAGGCCCTATGCCAGGGCTTTAGAGGCAGCTACGCCTCCGAAGGTTGGTGGATCAGGGGGGGCTCTGTACCCTCCGCGATCATCCGGCTCCATGTTGGGTGGCGCTTCACACTGACGAATCTTCGGCAGGTGCCACGGCTCCCAGTAGGAGTAGGTCCCATCGGCGAGTTGCACCGCCCTTGTAACGTAGGCACGGTCGTACTCTATCCACGAACGGGGAGCATCCAAGTCGATAACCAGGGGGCCGAAATCTGCGGTACTGAGGTACCGTTCGATGTCGATCTGCTGTTGCACGGTGACTCCGTACTTGCTCTCGACGAGCATCCTTGTGTTGTGGCCGATAGTGGTGGGGTAGAGCTTGGCAGTCATCATCTCTAGATATATGCCGACCTCATACTGGTTGGTGTTCTTCATGGCGGTCCTGATGGACTTCATGTTACTCAACCCATGCGTATGTCTAAGCCCGTATAATGCAAGGGCTTGGACTATTGGCATGCCACAGTACTGATAGAGCAATGACAACGACTTGGCGCGCAGTAGATACTTGTGCGTCTTGTCTGATGCCCTTAAGTACTTGTTCGAGGTCCAGCCGTAGTCTGCGAGTACCTCTTTGGGATCTGTTATGTTTGCGAGGTCATGACGATCGAAGATCAACCCACAGAAGGACGCTGTGGCTACGTCGTCGTGTTCCTCTATCTTGATCAGCAGGCCTAGCTTTTCAAAATCCTCCTTAGTTGGCATCGTTCCGTCGACCCGAAAAAGTCCATCATCTCCCTCCACAACGCCCAATGCGTCCTTCGTACCATTCTGATCCAGAACGTAGAGGGCCAACATCAGGTTAGCAAAGGAGTTTCCGAGACTCGTGCACATCTCGCCTGACATCCTTGTCGCAACCACCTTCATAATAAAGTGCTTAAATCGTATGTGGTTGGTTCCGGTCAGGACGGACTCGATTAGTTGATACCATTCGCGTCCTTCAGGCAGGTGCTGGGTCATGTGTTTGTATAGTTGCATCTCGAGTGTCATCATCAGTTCCTCTGTGAATAGGGACTCAAAGGCTGTGTAGTCTGTGGCCATGTATTTACATCCCGGCTTATATAACCTATCCAGGATGAATGAAGGCCTGTCACGCACAGGAACTTTCTTGATGAATTCGGGACGGGCGAAGAGAACCTTCTCTATCGCCTTGAAAAATGGCGCGCTGGCACATTTGAACACATCATGACGGGAGTTGATCGCACGTGGATACTTCCAATCCACGTAAACCTCATCTTTTTGGAATGACTTGACCCTCGTGTAGGCGGCTTTAGATAAGGGCCCTCCATTGAGTTGACACTCATCCCAGGCAGCTCTCAACTGCTCCTTACGGGATTGTGGATAGGGCGCTTCCTCAAGCCACTCTTCAAAGGTCATCACTTCTGTTAGAGGTGGGAGGTATTTGTTCAGCCAGTCCGCTGTGAACCTTCGGAGCTGCTTCATTTGGGTTTGGCACGGAACAGGGGGCTTCCGCGCGAATCTGTATAAGGAGCCTAGCCACACGTTCCTCTGGTCGTGCGGGTTCGCCTTGGGCAGCGAACGCCCCGTGCCGTCAGGTCCCACCCATCTCGGGCCTAACGACACCTTCACTGGCCCCTTCAGCAAGTTGACATCTCGGACGGCACTGATGAACGTGCCGCCCTTAACGTCGACCATCTCTGGAAGATGGACCTCGTTGCAGTCATACCCATAGGCGATAGTGGGTCCAAGCTTGGGGCTGTGGGAAAAGGAATGTATGCAAGGCGACGCTTAGTGTCAAGGTAATTAGCAAAGGCGAAGCGTATCGTGGCAGTCACCACGGGATTGGCCTCGGCTTGTAGGTACCGGTTAACGTTGACACTCCCTCGTGTGCGTCCCCATTGATCCATCCGTGCGAATGCGACCGACTGGTCAGCGGTGTCTGACACGTTGTGCTGATTCACGAGTTGACTCAGCAGTTCGTATGAGACCTGAACCGTGGTGGTCTGTGACTTATACATGCGACATAACGGCGCTGTTATGAAGGTCCATGCGCTTCCAAATCCTTGGAAGCTCAGTTCCCTCCAATACTGCGCGTCGCATATGATTGGGTCGTCATGCCTCATTTCATCCATGATCATTAGGTCCGTGCGCATGTCGACCGTCCGTTGGTAAACATCGTTGACCTTCCATGCCGCAGCGCGACCGCCGCGGTTATGAGGGTAGACTTCGTAGTGGTGCTGGTATTTGATGCGTCCCACGAGGAGGCGCAGAGTAATCAACACCGAATTGAAGAACATGAGTGTGCCTGCCCACGCCTGTATGATCACCCAGGACCACATGGGGATGATCTGGAAGGCGACTACATCAAGCACAGCCATCGCCACCATGAGCAGCACCCATGCGCTGAACCACCAACCCACGCCGGAGGCATCGACTTCAAACATGTACTTGACCAGTTCAGGTGTCGACTTGGCCTTCTCGGCATGCTTCTCCGCCAGAGCCGTGAACTTCTTCTCATAGTCGTTCAGCTTAGTCACGTCCTCTGGCGAGGGTGGGGCATGTCTGGAACCCGGCAAGGGCAGGGGGGGGGGGGGGGGCCCCCCCGGGGGG